TTCTTTGGCAAAGTCTGCTATGATCACACGATCTGTGTCTCCCAATGCCTCATCACGTATCTCAGGTGCCTGTCGGCCCCACCATTCAATGGTACCTTCGTCCACTGTTCTACCCAATGCTGTTTGTTCATCCACATTTAATCTCCAATATCTACCTTCGTAGGGTTCTGAGTCTGAATGTGGATCAAACTTGATAGCACCCACAGTCAATATGGCAGCATCTGGTCTTGTGCCTAATGTTTCCAAATCTACCATGCCGTATCTTGCCATTTAATCTCCAAAGTCAAATAATGTGTTGAATGTGTTGCCTGTTTCTGTGCTTTGAATATCCCAATCCAGCACTCCCAACAGGTTGCCCAATTTACTATCGATCACTGTGGTTTCCATAGCTGAGTGATCAAAAGGTAATTCTTTAAACCATTGAGGTATTCTCAATTGATCTGTGGGATAGGCCACACTGGTGTACTCCAAAGGATTGTTTCTGAGTTTGCACACAATCACTTTCATGCCATCCACAATTTCCAAACTGTAACGATCATTGTTCATACGTTTTAATGTGTTCCAATTGATTGAAGCTCGCACGTGTCCTGGCATGTTGGCTTTGCCTTGTGCTTTTTCTTTCTTTTGATAATCTGCCACATTGTTAGCACGTTTGGGAGAACCTTTTTCCCAACCTGGACGCAGTTTGAATTCATTTCTAAATGTGCTGATTCTTTCCAACACTGTTTTTTCATCTGATTTGGTCAGCACCATCAGTAATATTTCACTTAAAAAATCCTGCACAAACACTGGAGTGTCCGAACGTTTAAGATCCAATCCCATGGCTTTTACCTTGCCTGGTTTACCATTCACATCCATACGATCACCTTCCAATTCATATATCAACACAGCATATCTTTTTTTAGTGATAAACAATCCTGTTTCACTGATGGATTCACGTCCTGCTTGAATTACTTCTGCTCTTGTTTTGGGACAATGAAATGCTTCGCCCATGAATGCTTTAAAACTGTTGTTGACTTCTTCAGCCACTTGATCATACAGTTTGATCACACTTTCTTTGGTCCATGGAATCAATCCTGCATCAATGTCTTTCTTTAAAACTTTATAAGCACTGAAATAAGCAGAGTCTGTATCACCGTATATCACAGCATCTCCCAAATGATCGTATGTGCCTGTGATCACTTCGTTGATCTTGGATGCCATGTGTTTGCTGATGGTTCTGCCTGTGAGTGTGGTTGATTGACCTATGCGTTTGTCAAAGAATCTACAGCCTGGATTCAATATGGCACCATACAGTGAATTCAAATTAATTTTTTTAACCAATTGTCTTTTGTCCCAAAATTCAATTTCTGCTTGATTGCTGGCACTTTGTGCTTTCTTTTTCATGGCTTGCATTTCTTTACGTTCTTGATACCATGTTTTTAATAAGCCAGGAATAACTCCTTCAAACTCTGTGGTAAACATGGTGCCATTGGCACTGATCATGATTGGATTGTGACTGTCAAATATCATTTTGTAAATTTCAGCACCACTTTTTTCTTCTGTGCGACCATCTTCCCAATCAATAGTGATAGGCATGTCTCGTCTCTGAGTCATCACATACTCATATTCCAAACTACCAAATTTGTTTTCCCATGCTGCCGCAAATGATTTGCCTTGTAGATTCATTTGATCTTGTAGATATGATTCAGTGTAGGTATTTCGCAACTGACCCACCACACATTCAGGAGCCATGTTTAGAGCTCTGATCACACTTGGATACAGTGAATTCAAGTCCATGGATCCTATCCAATCATGCAGTCCTTTTTTGGGAAATGCCACATAGGCACCTGCTGCTGTGGTGTTTTCTTCATCGGATCTGTGTGGTCTATTGGGAACCTGCAATCCTCTTTTGTGTGCTTCATTGATGATGGCTTGTTCGGTCACTGCCACAGCACCCATAGTGGTCTGCATCAGCACTGTGTTGGCATGAGCTAGTTCATTGCTGAGATCTAAAAATTTAAGTTTTTTATCCAAGTTGTTCAACAGTTGCACGTCTTGTCTGTTGTATTCTATAAAAGTTTTAAAGTCATTGTTGTACAGTTGATCCAACGTGCCTTCATACACAGTTTTTGTTTCTCCCAATTCAATTTCTCCTATGGCATCCAGTCTGTATGTGTGGCGTTCTTCATAGGTATATTTTCTATACAGTTCCAAACTGTCTATGTGTACTCTGCCTATTAAATCATAAGTTTCTTGTTCTCTGCCATACTTTTCAAATGTTCTTTTTTTAGGCATCTGTGACCATAAACAAAAACGTCTAGTGTCATCTTTACTCAATACTTTGCTGACTCTATTCACTAGATAAGGCATGTCATAACCTTCTGAGTTCCAACCGCTCAACACATCCACATCTTCTATTATGTCTAAAAATGCCTGCAACATGTCTGCTTCACGCTCATACAGATATAAATTCTTTGTGTCTTTGGTCTGATCCTTGGCTTGTTGAAGTGTTAAGGTTTTAGGAATCAGTGCAAAAGTCACCATGCTGTCTATCCATTGCAGATACACAGTGATAGCTGTGACTGGCATGAACGGATCTGAGGGATCAGCGAATCCTTTTTCAGGATCAAAGTCTGCTTCTATATCAAAAAATGCCACATTCAGTTTGGGAGCATCGTGATTGAGGTAGTTGGCACTGAGACATTGAAATATGGGATTGATGTCGGATTCAAATAATTTTTTGTTTCTATTGATGGCTAATTCTTTATGAAAGTCTTTGGTGCTCTTGCTGACAATTCTGCTGAGAGAATTGCCATATATGCTTTTGAATTTGCCATTGGCATCTTCATAAAAGAATGTGTATCTAATGGGATATTCTTTGTAGATTCTTTTGCCTTCTTTGCGTTCTACCACACGAATAAAATCTTGATTTCTATCGAAGAATGCGTCTATGTAACTCATATGTTCCAATCCATGTCATTTAAGGCTGACACATACCAAATAATCGCTTATGGCCGATTATGCCTTATCTAATGTAATATAGTATTATACCACCAAAGCCCACACATGTCAACACAATGTTGGTCACAATCAGTGCAGGTTCTCGCCAAATCAATGAAACTATCAACCAAAATACTCCACCCAAGGCCAACAGTATTGGTCCCACGGGATATAGTTCTGGAAATCCAGCATTAACAAATGTGCCCACAATCAATATGGCTGTGGCTATCCATTTGAGAATTAGATCAATTTTTATTTGTTTCATATCTGTCAAAAACTCTGTTGATCACATTGTTCACTCTCACGAAGTGAGCACACTTGGGCATGTCTTTGATTCTTCTTGCTCCTATATAAGTGCAAGTGCTTCTGACTCCACCCAATATCTGTTCCACAGTGTCTTTCACAGGACCTTTGTTGTCTAATTTTACTGTTTTGCCTTCAGTGCCTCTGTAGCCATCTTTTCTTGCGCCGTGTTTTTCAAATGCTGATTCGGAACTCATGCCATAAAATACTCTTTTGCCATCTTTCAATTCTAATTCTGATTCATCGTGAGCTGCCAGCATGCCACCCAGCATCACCATGTGAGCTCCTGCAGCCAATGCTTTGGCTATGTCGCCTGGTTGTGTGCAACCACCATCAGCAATGATGTGTCCACCCACTCCGTTGGCAGCATCAGCACATTCTATGATGGCAGAAAACTGTGGCACTCCCACACCTGTTTGTGTACGAGTGGTACAAACTGATCCTGGACCTATGCCCACTTTGACCACGTCTGCTCCATTGATGATTAATTCTTCCACCATCTCTGGTGATACCACATTGCCTGCTATGATGGTCTTGTCGGGAAATTCAGATCTTATTCTCTTAACAAAGTCCACAAACTGTTCATGATAAGCATTGGCCACATCTATGGTGATCATGCTCACATCTGGATATTTCTCCATAACTTTTTTTAAAGTTTGATAATCTGGTGAATTGTTGTCCCACATGGCTCCTGTGCCTGTACACGCACTCACATATTGTAATTTTAATCCTGTGCCTATTGCTCTGTCCCAATCCGCAATGGTGTAATGTTTTCTTAACACAGTTAAAAGTTTATATTCTTGTAATACTCTGGCCATACTGAATGTGCCCACACCATCCATGTTGCTGGCAACCACAGGCACAAATGAGATCTGCTGTTTGCTGTTGCGGAAAGTAAAATCTCTAGTCATGTCCACATCACGTCTTGAACTCAGTGTGGATCTTTTGGGTTTTAATAGTACGTCTGCGTAATCCAAATGTATGTTATAATCTATTCTCATTTAAAAAAATCCTCTGCTTTAACAGCTCTGTCATCCACCCAAACATCATACACTGGTTTGCCCAAATTTACTGAATGGAATTTGCACCCCCATTCAGTCAACTGTTGACGAGTTAACTCACTCCAGTCTTTGCCACTGTTGCCACCTCTTGCTGTGTAATAATGAATCTCGTGTCCATCATCATACAACTGATTAACTCGGGCTATGCGTGTGATGTCAGGTGTACTGTTGACATAATCGCTGTCTTTATTATAGCAAATTGTGTTGTCAATGTCAATGATGTACTTCATAGGATTACCAAATGTGTTTTGACCAATTGTACACTGCTATCACAGCAATGATAAGAAAATATATCTGTTGAGTTTGTCTAGCTCTGTCTTTGTCCAGTATGGCAATATAATACCATAAGGATATGGATGCTAGGCAGATCAGCCAACCCAACCATTGTAGGGAGATGATTGCCGTGGCATGAATGGTGGCTGCTGTGATACCAAACCCTGCTGCGACCCATCTAATCATCTTAATAGATTACTTGTCTTTGCCTACTGCTATCACTAAGTTTTCTAAATTGTCAAACTCTTCAGCAACTTTGTTCCAATCACCTTTTTGAGCAATTTTGATTGCTCTGTTGATGATGGCTGGTTTAATTTCTAATTCTTCTGCCACTGCTTTGATAGTGTCTTTCAAACCTGTGCTTAAATCTTCAATTTCTGAAAGCACATTAACACCTTCATCCACTATTTTTTTCAGTTTGGCTTGTTCTTCTGGGCCATATGTTCTTGCCATTTTATTTCTCCTTTGATTTAGATTGTTGTATTGTAATCGATTATCACGCAATTGTCAAGGTTTATTTGTCTTCTTTTTTGGATTCTTTGTAAAAATATTCATCAGAATCACCAAACACCCATTTGGCATTCTGTTCACAGTGCCAATATTTGGTACTCACTTTGAAATCGGGTGTTTTTAACTTGCCTGGATTGGCACTGGATTCATGCCAGATCATTCTATTGTTGGGCTGAGCAAAAAATTGACCATTGTCCAATTGGCCTATGTTGTGTCCTTTGTGTTCAGATGGCACTTCTGATTCAGTCACATTGGGAGTGTTGGGATCTGAATGAGCACTGTCCACTGTGAACAGATATACCCCTGACATCTTTTTACCATCTTTGAGAATCACATCCACTCGGCTGTACTGTAGATATTGTTTTTCAATGATGGTGATATGATAGCTGAAACCATCCCACAATTGCAAGTAATCCAAAGGCAACTGTTCTTCTGGTTTGATATCTGTGCGCCAAACAAATGCACTCAAAGGCAATTTGTCATACAATGCACCATATTCTGGTAGATATGCTTCTATGTAGAATGCTCTACGAGGAATAGATTTTAATGTGACCCAATTGCAAGGCACAAATTCTCCATGACCTTTTTGAAAGTCATACAGATATTCTTTTTTGATGTAGGCTTGAATGTATGGTGTGTTCACTACGAAATTCATACACAATAGTTATCAATCAATTATTTTATTTCGTTAGGATTGATTTGATATCTTTTAAATATTGGTTTATACTCGCTGTATATTTTATCAGGCTTGATCTCTGGATGTGTTGCGGATAAATGCTTGATTGCATTTATAAAATACTGTCTATCAGTGGGAAGTTGTCTATCTGATTGATACATGTTTGTCATTGCTGTGGTAATTTTTTGCTTGTCGATTTTTTTGCTTAAGGATTTATCCTGTAGCACATTTAACAGATCCTGAAATTGTGCATCTGATGATTTGTCACCAGCTCCATAGTCTTTAAGACCTGGACCACCACCTATGGTGGAAATATCAGTGGCTATTTTAGACATATTGTCGTCTTTTGACAAATAATTTTGAACACTTCCTGGAAAGTCTTTTACTGTTTGTTTAACGTTTTTAGCGCCTTGCTTTATTTGATTGGGGAAATTTTTTATGGCTTTGGTTGCTTGAGCAGGGAAACTTTTTAATGCTTTGACAAAAGGTGCTTCTGAAACTATTTCATTAATTTTCATTCCAGCACTCCAATTTTTTATTTTTTGTTATTTTTCTTCTCTGTGACTTTTTTATTTAAGATTTTGAAGAGGATCTCTTCATAGGTTTCCATTTTGCCATTGGATGGTTTTACAATGTCTTGCACAGGTATGCTGTCAATTTCAGCTTGATCAAATTTTTCATCATAATCCATGTAATGATACACAGAACTGATGTAATCAGATGCTTTGGTAATCTTGGCTTGAACCCAACCTTCCAGACCTTCTGCTTCGGAAACGTTCTTTAATAACTCATGCAGTTTGATGCTGTATTTGGCCAACTTGTATAAGTCAGCACGAGCCATTTGAACTTCGTGATCCAACTCTGCTTTGTGAGCTGCATCTCCTAAACCTTCTTTGATCTGTTTGTATTTCATATGAGTATTTATCTTTTTAATGGGCCGCCGAATATGCTGACGTTTTTCATGTCCAGTGCATTATCAGTGGGTTTTTGTTTTTTGGGTTTGGCTTTGGCACTTTTGTAAGCATAAGGATTGGTCACTTGTGGATTGGCTATGCTGGCAATATTGCCCGCAGATGTGGATCCCACAGAAGCCACTTCTCTTATGATGTCTCTTATTTTCATTGTGTTTCGCCTATGCTGTATTTATGTGGTGTTTGGGATTATTTGTGAACTTTGGGCACAGTGATGCCCAGCTTTTTCACTGCTTTGCCACCTTTGTACAGTCTTGCGTGTGGCACTTTGAGATTTTTTGGGCCGTATATATCGCCCACTTTGAATGTGTAGCTCAACTGTGCTGGATCAATGCCGTAATGATAATCTGCTCGGGATTCTACTATTTCACGTAT